CGGCTCGATATAGTGTCTCGCCGTCGAGTGTGATGATGATGTCATTGGTCGGAGCCTGCCCGCCGCCGCTCAGGATGCCAGCAAGGGCCGCCTTCACCGCATTGAACACGCCAGCAGAAACCGAACTTACGATCTGGTCGTTATTCATAACTGCGGTGTGTCCGCCCAGGGTGCCGACAAGCTCGGGGCCAGCCTCACGGGCCCAGAAGAGCTGGGAGCCGTTCGGAAGACCGCCGGAAGCATACCGGGCGATGTCGTGCCACTGTCCACCAGCATAGATGCCGCCGTTAGCCATTCCGGTCATGTTGTACTGCTTACCAGTGTTGTCGTAGAATCCAGATGCCTTAATTTTGACGCTGACCGTCTTGCCCTCAACACTGCTTGTATCAAGGGTAGTAGCCTTTGCTGTCGCGGTGATAGTGGCGTTCTTGTTGTAGATGCCGTCAAATGACTTTTTCAGGGTAGATAAGGTATTTGGCGTCGCGTTATTTGCCCGGCCGGTGACTGTGACATCCTTGTTCTTGACGGAGGCAAATGCATCCTTGATGTTCTGGAGCACGGTGCCGGTTTTGTTGACCGCCTGGCCGGTGACCGTGGATGTCTTTGTCTTGATGGTGCTCCAAGATTCCTTGAGCTTTTCCAGGGTGCTGCTGTTCTTGTTGACCGCCTTGCCCGTCAGCGTCCTCGTCTTGGTCTTAATCTTTGTCCAGTATCCATTCAGCTTTCCAAGCACGCCATTAGAGCCGTCCTCTGCTTTGGCAGTAATCTTGGGGCTCTTCTTTTTGATGCTGTCCCAGGCCGTTTTAATCTTGTTGAAGGTCTCGTCCTTTTTGCCCTTGATGGTCATGGTAATATCTGTGACCCAGCCCTTGGCTTTCTTGATACCTGCGTTGAGTTTGGGCACGATGGTCTCCTCTACCCAGGTCTTCATGTTTTTAAATTTCGCCGCTATGCCGTCAAGGATGCCCTGGCCGATGTCGCCAGCTGTCGCAATAAGGTCAGGCTGCTTGGCCGGGGAGCCAGTCTGGAAAGCGCCCTTAAGACCGTTCCAGAAGGGAGTAAAGATATTATCTGTGACCCACTTGAGCCCGTCGCCCAGGACTGCCGCGATGCCATTGCCGATGCCGCCCATGATAGCGTCACCGATGGGAACGCCAGCCCCTTCCAGCAAGTTCTTCTGCTCCGTGAACGCCTCGGCGAAAGTCTTTTTGATGTTCTCAATTTTCTCGCCCACGATGCCCTTGACTGCACCAATTGCCGCATTGATAAGTCCGCCTATCAGCGCGCCGCCCGCTTCTGCCAGGTCGGGCCACTCAATGCCGTTGATGAAGGCAGCGATATCCTTGCCCACCTGTTCGAAGTCTGTCGTCCGCAAGGCTGATGCGGCCGTGTTGATAGCCCCGGCCAGAAAGCCGCTGACCGTCTTGCCGGCCTTCTCGAAGTCTGTGTCCTTGAAAAAGCCATTGATAGCGGTGCCTATCTTTGTGCCTAAGCCCGGGAAATTGAAGGTGTTTGTAAAGCCGAAGGCCGCATTGATTTTTGTATTAAGGAAGTTAGCGACGGTAGAGCCGACGAGCGTGAAGTCCGTGTCCTTGATGAAGGTGTTGGCCGCTGTCGCGATGCCGGTGCCCCAGGTTGTGGCGTTCGTCAGCTTCTCTTTCCAGTTGATGCCTCCCAAAGACTTATTGACCGCCTGCGCGCAAAAGTTGCCGATGTTCTCAAATTTCAGCTTATTGACAAAGCCGCTTTCTGCAGAGATAGCGGTATTGATGGCCCCGGCGATCGTATCGCCGAAGGAACTGCCCAGCTCGATATCCGGGGAGGTCAGGCCGTTAATGAATTCCGCGATAGCGCCGGACACCCCTTTAACTTTGCTCTGTATCTCTGCCCAGGGAATTTCATCGAAAAAGCCCTTGATAGATGCCGCCGCCTGTCTGCCTGCCTCCTCAAAGCCGGGGAAGACCATATCTGCCGCAGTTGTGTCCACCTTGCCGAAGTCGAACGCCTGCGAAACGATGCCTCCGTCGCCTGCGCCGCTGCTTCCACTTCCGCCGCCGCTTCCGCTTCCGCCGCTGCCGCCCGCAGCCGATTCCGTTATCTTGTGTATCTGGTCGAACGGTGCAAGAGCCTTTTTCGCCGCCTGCGCCGCCGAATTGATTGCCTTGCCGGCGTTGCCAGCACTGCCGGCCATGTCATCCGCCGCAGATGCAACACCGCCGTAACTGTCAGCTAAATCGGTGGTCACATCCGCCGCAAGGCTGATGGGTTCAGCCTGCCCGCCGGAGAACATCGCCGTAAATGCTCTGACGGCATTGGCCGCCGTGATTGCACGGCCGACCACCCAGTTGAGCCCGGAAACAACGGGGGAGATGACATTGGCGATGCTGTCACCGACAATCTCCATTAAGTCGCCAAAGTTGTTTTTAAGGTTCTGGATTCTGCCGTATGGAGTCTGTGCAAGGGCGCTGTTCATTTTGCCGACGTTATTGGTGATGACCTGCGCCAGCATTGCCGCCCGCTGTTGCTCGTCCCCGTACTTAAGTACGGCTTCTTCTGCCTCGGTGAAGGTAATGCCTACGCGGGTCAGAGCTGACGTCTGGCCCTGCATGACCTTGCCCATAAGATTGCCGACGGTCACAGCGTCTCCAGCGGAAGCCGAGTATCCCTTCTGCTGGGCCACCAAATCATTCATGGCCGGGATGAGTGTCTCCAGAGCCGTGCTCGTATTGAGGAAGGTCGAGAGCTGCTGGGCGCCAGCGAGCTGAACTTCGTCCCCGATGATGCCGGCCATCTGCTCCGCGGATGTCAATTCCTTGACGGAGTTGATCATCCCGTCTGTAGCGCCCATTCTCTGGCGCATGATGGTCGCCAGTTTGGTCTCAGCGACGGCCTGCTCCTGGGCGGCCGACACCGCACTTTTCGCAGCGGCCGTGATAGCCGCGACGGAGATAAGGGTCTTGGCCATAGATGCGAGCCGGTCCATAGAGTTGTGCAGACTGTCCGAGCCGCCGCGGATGGTGTCGAAAGCCTTCCTGGTCCCGGATGCCGCCTTGCTGACCGAGTTCTTGACAGAGGACATAGCAGAGGACGTGCTCGCCTGCACCTCCTTCATCTTGCCCTTGAACTGGTCGACCTTGCCCCGGACAGAGTCGACAGCCTTCTTGGTGGAGTCCTCCATCTTGCTGGTGGAAGACTTCACCGATGCAGTCGCTTTTTGTGTCGCAGACTGCACCTCCTTCATGCCGTCCTTGTATTGCTTAGTCTGTACTGATATCAGTACTTTGAGTTCCTGTAGTGTCATTGCCTACCTCCGGATTTTCGGTGTTATGTTTCGCCCGGAAAGCCCGGTTGTGATAAAAAACGAAGTCGTCCATGGCTCGTTTCTGAGCTATCAGGATGCGGTCGTCTTCTGTCTGTGATAATGTCTCGTCCTCTCCACTCTCCTCATCCGTATGCGGGAAAATATCGGGATAGTAATACCCAATCTCGTGCAGCCTGCCCTCGGGGTTGAGGACAGCGGATGTGCCGTCTCGGATTTCCAGCGCCTGCATATATAAGGCAGAGATGGCGGCCTTGAAGATTGCGTCGTCCCGCTCGACATTACGCCGCTGTCTCCTGGCATATGCCTCGACCGCGTCGGTGATCATCTGCGGTGTCCAGTCCCAGAACTCCTGCGGGGAGTGGCCTGAATCGAGGAAAGGTTGGTACATCTCGTATATAGCGTCGGATACAAAAAAATGGGGAGCACCATCACTGTGCTCCCCGTTTTCTGTCACATCCTGTCCTTGATGTCCTGCATCTCCTGATGGAGCTTCTCCGCCGCTTCCGCTGTAAAAAAACCGCTCACCGCAAAGATATCGGTGAAGACATCGGTATAGAAGGTAAGCTGAGAGCCACCCTCGTCCACATACCTGTCAAAGAGTGTGTACATGTCTTTCCTGCCGATGCCGTGGTTGTACTTCTTTAGAGCAGAGAAGGCTACGTCCAGCATGATGCTCATGGCCGGCAGCGCCTCGTTCTCGGTGCTCAAAAGATTGAGCAGGTTGGTCTTATATCGGCCCTCCAGTTCAGCGATCGCTTCAGTGGACAGCCGCATTTTATAGTCGGTCCCGCCGACGGTCCAGACCGTGAAGGGCCTGCGCTTCGGCTTCTCCTGGGCCTTGGCCTGCTCAGGTATCTTGGTCACCTTCTCCTCGATGACTTCAGCATTGGTCTCGATTTCTGTAGTCGGGAAGTAGCTCATTATCTTTCTCCTATCTCATGCGTGTAGTGAAAAAGGGCCGCCGCGGGGCGGCCCATGCCATTATAGTCAGTTGGTCAGGTGCCTGGTGTCAGGGCTGCGGGTCAGTCACCGTGATCTCGCTCTGAAGGGCGAGGGCCAGGGTGAACTCAAGCGCCGCGTTGACACCACCGCCGCCTCTCTTGACAGAGGGCTCGGCCTTGAAAGCGTAGGTCGTGCCGTCCCGCAGGGTTTCCTTCCAGAACTGCGCTCCGGTCAGGTTGCGCAGGATTCTGTAGGAAGAGGACGCGTCGGAGTTGTCGTACTTGAAGACATAGTTCATGTCGCCCGGGTCACCGATGCCCTGCTCATACTTCCTGACAGTGTCGGAAAGGCATGTATTCTCGACCTTCTCCGGGTCGACACCCATCTCGGGAATTTCCTTCAGGCCCGGAAGGTTGGCATAGGTGCCAGATTCAGTTGCTGAATAGGAAAGTGTTGCTCCATTAGCCAGCATGGCTGTTACCTCCATATATATGGGAAAAGGTTGACTTGGTTACATATAGCTGATCTGGTCATACATCTCCTCGGTATCGACATCGATGATACCTGAGTATGTCATGACCTTGTGCTTAAGTCCGGACGGGTCAGAGACGTCACCACACGATGTCCGCATGAGTCCGAGAGCTGAGAGCCCGCGATCGACGGCCAGCGCGGCCGCGGACGTGCTCACATTGTGCCAGATGTCAATGCGGTATCTGAGCTGCGATTTCTGCTCTCTGCCGTCTGTCCATTCTGCGACGGAGTTCTCCTCCTCCATGTACTGGATAGCCGGGAGCTTTGCCCAGTCCTTGGGATACCCGTCGCTTACGTTTTCTGTGATACCAGACAGAGCCTGGTATACCTGGTCTTTGACGTTGATCATATGCTCCGTCCTTTCATCTCGTCCTCTATCTGCCGCTTCAGGTCCTCAGCCACCTTAGGCCCAGCCTGCTGAGCCGCCGGGTAGAGGAAGGGTTGCGCCGCCTGGCCTTCCGTGTAGTAGTATCTGACACCCTCGTGGACGATGCTCTTGAAGCGGTACTTTTTGGCGTCTTCCGGGGATATCTCTGTCTCAGGAAACCACCAGCCACTCGTCTTGTAGCTGACGGCCACCTCTGGGGCGATGCCCTCGTGTGATGCCGCGCCTTTCGGCCCGGTGCCGAACTCGACATAAGCCGCGTAGCTTTTGTCCGTGTATACAACGCCGACGATTTCCTTGCCATGGTCCTCCACCCTTGTATGGATGGAGTTCCTAAGTTCGCCGTGATTGACGGGTACACGTAAGACAGCAGCAGACCTGATTTTTTCTGCTCCCTGCCTGACCATTGATACTACGTCTATCCCGGTCAAATCGTTCAGCTTGCTCGCAAGGGCCTTGTCACCTTGTATATCACTCATGCCTGTATCGCCTCCAGCGTGAAGAGCTGCGGCCGATGGTCCCGGTTGATTGCAGTCACCCGGAAGTCGGGTTCATGTTCTGGCGGGACGAAGACGCAAATGCCGTCGTTGTGCTTGATGTCGAGAGGACCGTCATACTCCATGTGGTACACATACGAGAGCCGTTCTCCGTAGAGCATGGCATCGACGTGCCCAGATGCCTGATATAGACCAGCATAGAAGGGGATGCCCGGAAGGTATGATGCCTCAGACGCACCTTCTTCAGTTTTGGTCACTACCCTCGCTCGCCAGCTGGCGACGCGTAGTGCTCGTCTCGAAATCCTCATGCTCAGTCCTCCGTGCTCTCGTGGTATTTGCCACCGACGCGGGCCAGCCTGTATCGCTGGACGGTCTGGGATATGTCCGCCGGGATTTCCGCGAAAGCAGAACTGATACCGGCTTCTGTCCGGGATGTCTCGCCTTCCATGCCCATCCGATTGTATGCTACGACTGCCCAGGACCTTTTCGCCGGGCCCATGACGGCCGGCAAAGTTGTGCGCCCGGTCAGCGCCAGCAGCCGCTCTTCACTTTCCTGGAGGAGAGCTTCGAGCAGGGCCATGTCCGTCTCGCCTGTCATCCGTCCAAGGATTTGTATATCCGTCATGGTGTGTCCTCCTTAGTGCATCTCCAGGACCGCGGCCAAGGTCGTTTTGTCCATGTTGCTGTAGCCCGCGATACCGGCCGTCTTTGCTGCAGCCCGGAGCTCTTTCAGGGTCATGCTCCTATAGTCGGGCTTCTCTGGGTCTGTGGGTTCTGTCGGCCTGGGCATGATGTCCTCGATGTCCTGGTCCTCTGTCTCCTCCTGGGCCTCTTCCTCTATAGAGACCCTGACCGGATTTTCACCGGTCAGGGCTTCGAGAGTATCTGCCAGAAGGTAGCGTTTGTCACCCATGAGCGTCTTGATGACGTCGGAGTTGTTGATTTCCTGGATGTCACCGTTCGCCAAGTTCTTCAGATACATAGTGTGCTCCTTGTCGTCAGATCTAAATTTCAGACCTGTGCTCAGACCTGGGCTCAGGCCTTGTTGACGGTCAGGACAGACAGGCCATTGCCCTGGGTCACCTTAGCGCCGTAGACGTGCAGACCCTTAATAGCGTCAGCAAATCTCTTCTCCGGGCGATAGGCTTCCATGGTGTCAGCCAGAATCTGCTCGGCAAAGGTCGTTGCGGCAGAGGTGCCAGCGACGATCTTGTACTTGGTGCCCGTGGTGTTGGGGACGTTGTTGGACACGAAGATTCTCATGCCAGCAGCGACGCCGACTTCACCACCTTCGAGGATGGCCTTATTGTAGTCGGTGCCATTGCCCACGAAACGAGCGTCCTTGAGCAGGAGGCCGTGGAAGAACGCCGGAACGACGCAGAAGCGGCCGGCCTTGCTGACGTTCTTCTCGGTCAGGTCGACAGCCAGGTCGACGAGCATGTCGTAAGCAGTGCTGGCAGTCGGGACCAGCGGAGTGGTGTCGTTGCCAAGGTTGGAGCCGTTGTTGGTAGCGCCGACAGCCATCAGGCCAGCCAGGAAGCCATCGGTCACATCGTTGATGGCGTAGGCTGCGCGCTCCATGGCCTTGTCCATGAGCTTCGGCTTGGCCTGAGCAGCATTGACGTCGTCGCAGGCGAAGTTGACGTACTTGGCCTGATCGATCTTGAGCTCCTTCTGGGAGCCGTCGAGGGCTTCCGGTGCATCGATGTCGGTGCCCGGGGTATAGTTCTTGACAGTGATGTCACCGATCATGTTGATCTTGACGGTATCACCATACTGCTTGATTTCGCCCTCATAGTCGCGATTGACGAGGGCGCCATAAACGTGGACCTTGTCCAGGTGCTCCTGGAGACGTGCACTCCAGAGAGCGGGGATGAAATTGGAAAATGCCATGATTTACTCCTTTCCGGTGTTACCGGATGCTATTGAGGGATGCCTGGACGGCGTCCCAGTTTGCGTTGATCTCTGCCGGCGTCATCCTCGCGATTTCCTCGCGGGTGTATGCGCGCTTGGCCTCAGGCGCCTTGTGTGGTGCCTCGCCACCTTTGAGCCGCTCATTGACCGCGGTCTGCACAGCTGTCGAAAAAGCCTTCTCGATTGCGTCGATGCTCGCGCTGCAGGCGTCTGCATCGGTGTAGACCAGTACGTCCGCCAGCTCCAGGGGCAGACCCTTGGATGTCAGTGTGTTCTTGGCCTCAGCCATGAGCTCGCGCTTGGTAATCGCGGCCTCTCTGTCAGCCAAGTCTTTCTCGCGCTTCTTGGCCATGTACTCGGCCTTCTCGGCCTGGGTCATTTTGGCCAGCTTCTCGGCCTCGGACAGTTTCTCATCCTGAAGCGCTGACCATTTCTCCTGAGCCTTGGTGACCGCGGTGTTGACTGCCTTCTGCACCCGGCGGTCGAACTCGCTCTGGCCGCCAGCCTTCAGATAGTCGTCAAAGCCCATAAGTGTGTTGTCTGCTCCGCCCGCGTCCTGTCCGCCGTCGTCATTGCCGCCGCCGTCCTCCGCGAACTTCTGCAAGTTCATCTTCAGCAGTAGATCATCTTTCATAGTGTCTCCTTTGCCCGGCCCGTTCGTGTGCCCGTGCCGTTCATCATGTATATACAAGTGCTCTCGCACATGCTACCAGTATCATATATCGTTGTCCCTGCACCACTGCCGGTAAGTTGTTGCAGCAGGTACAAGATGATTGCGTCCCGTCTCCGGGTCCCGCGCCCGCCGTTTCAGGTCGGCCAGCGCGTCTTCATCCAGGGGGACGATTGTGGTGCATCTACAGTAAGGGTGCATCGGCGGCATATTCTCGCCTGGAACCGCCTCCTTGACCTTGAAGCGGTGCCGGTCGATTGCTCCACAGACCATGCATGTGACCGTGTCCAGCGTGGCTACGAACTCGTACTCATCCGCGCCGCACTCCCTGTAGGCGTCCATCTGCGCCTGATTCGCACAGAAGTTGCTCACCGTCCTGACCAGCCTCCGGGCGTTCGATGCATGTACTCCGTACCGCTCGGATATCTCCCGGCTTGCTGTCTCCAGCTTCTTGCCGGTGATCATCTCCAGCATGATTTGGTCGCGGATATCATTGACCATGGCCTGGCCATGGGATGCAAGCCTTTTGTCCCAGCCCTCGCCGTCCCACTTCGATGCCAGCATCTTCCGAGCGGTCTTAGGGTCAAAATGGGAAAAAGAAAACTGGAAACCCACCTGCCTCTGTATGTCATAGATGGTGTGGTAATAGCTGTCGTGAGCGGTCTTAATGTAATGTGCCCGGGTGATACGTTTCTCAGCCTTGGCCAGCAGCCTCACCTGCTCATCAACCTGGTCCTGAAGGTCCTGCATCCTCTTCAGCCTGGCCGCGTATGCCGGGGCCTCGATTTGCTTCAGAAATTCGTCTTTCGCCGGCCCGGACGGAAGTGCTGCCGCGGCCTGGCGCATGCTTTCCAGATCATTTTTCCCTTTTAGTTGATTGAGCAGCGTAATTGCGTCGGTCTTCGATAAGCCCCAGGTTTCCTGGTACTTGGTGAAGACTTTGTCCATGCTCCGCTGAAGATCTTCAGCAGCCTTTTCATATATGCGACGAAGTTCAGCGGATGTCTGCTCTGCCTCGTCCATCTGCCCGTACATGAAATGGGCCTGCATCTTGCGGAAGTCCCATGCCATCAGGCCTCACCGTCCTCGTCCTCTGCTACGTCCCGGAGTTCGTCCGGGAGAGTGTTCGCCCCGATGCCGTAGGCCCGTTCCTGATATGCCAGCGCCTGCTCGCGTTCCTCCGCGACGGCCTCAATTTCGCCGTCCGGGTCCTCTACAAAGGGAAGGAGGCTCAGAAGCGTTCTGGCAGAAACTTTCCCGTCAAGGTTGGAGACTATCAGAGACAGCTCCTGGAGATTCTTCGGGAGGGCTCTCGTGAAGGTGGGGATGATAGCACCAGCCTCAACACTGATGGCCTTGAGCCCCAGGAAGTTGCAGTAGAGCCGGATTCTCTTTCTAAGCCCCTGCCTGTAGTGTCGTTCCTTGGTCTTGGTCAACATCTCCAGTCCCAGGAGCTTGTACTCCAGAGCCACACCTGACGCTGTGCCGGAAAACGATTCGTCCGTGAGATTTGGGACATGCGAGAAGGTGTAGATGTCTTCCTTCAAAGCCTTTCTCAGGACCTCGGCTCCGTCCTCATCCATCTGCCGTGTGAGATACTCAGCCTTTGCGTCGATGGGCAGCTCGATGAGCTTCTGGTCCTTCAGCTTCTTCAGGGCCGCGTCAGTCTCTTCCTCGTCGTCACCCAGAAGAGCACCGTAGAGAGCGAGGATGCTGTCGATGAATTGTTCCTTGTCGGTGACGCGATCAGACATCAAAGCGTTATATGCATCGATGAGCGACAGCTGGTTTTCGAAGTCGCCCAGGGCCTCTTTGTTATTGAGATACTCGATGAGCGGGATGCCTCCGAAGTAATGCTCAACCGGTTCGTCTGTCGTCCACTCATGTGCCACTCCTGGCGTCGCTGCGCCTTCGATGATCATATTGTGGATGTAATGCTCGGTCATGACGGTCGCGACGTATTCCTTCTGGCTCGTCGCATCGTTCTTCCTGGGCCAGTAGTAGACACCGAAGAGCTCTTCTTCTGCGATCGTGTCGTCACAGGCCACGAAAGCTGAGAGCGGGGAAACGGCCTTGCTCACCACATTGCCAGCCTTGTCAGAGTAGACGTACTCGTATGCCAGCCCGTAGATGCTGCCGTCAATAGCCAAGTCCGCGTCTACGTCGTCGATGCCCGCGGTATCGAAAGCGTCCAGCAACGGCTCAATATCGTGGTCGCCGGTAGTCGTGTATGAGATAGGTGAGCCCATGAAATAGCCGGCCGCAGTGTCAGAAATGTCCCGCGCATGATTGCAGACGATGCGCGCGTTCGGCGCATCCTTGTCATCCCGGGTCCTGCCCTCGATGTCATGCCGGCCGATATAGTATCTGTAGCACCTCTCCTTGATACCTTGCATGGCCATGTGCTTCTGTATCAGGGTCCTGACTACAGCCTTATCAATGACCCGCTCGTCCCAGAGGGAGCGGGGATATGTGAACTTATACATATGTATCATCCTCCTACGGAAGATTTGCGCTTGATGCGGGCCTTCCGCTTGGTCATATCAGCCTCCAGGCCATACCTTAGGCAGTCGACGCTGTGATTGTCCTTGTCTGGATAGCTCCCCTTGAAGTTCCCGTTGCGGTCCCGCTCCAGCTCATATGATGTCAGCTCCCGCATGGTGTTCGGGCACCTGACCGGGTCCACGATGATCTCGTCCAAGTCCTCTGCCAGGAAGTGGATGCCATGCTCGACGCTGCCCGGTCCCTTTTTTGCTGGGACGCACCTGAGACCCAGCTCATTGAAGCTGTCGATGCTCCGCGGCTCCTCGCTGTCCGCTATGATGTAGTGCCTCTCGGGGTCCAGGGCCTTGATGCGCCTGACGGCCTCGGCTGTCTTCAAGTTGACCGCATATACCTCACCAAAGATGTAAATCTGGCGCCGCTTGGCGTTGTAGTGAAGTCTGACGAAGGCCAGCGGGTCCGCAGCAAAGCCAAAATCCAGGCCCTGCCTGATGCGGTCGAAGTGCGAAATCTCTTCATCTGTGATGTGCCTGACCACGACATTGTCGAAGACTTTGCCGCCTGTGCCTGTCGCTTCCCCAAGGTACTCATGCCTATATGACATGGGCTTCCTGCGCTTCAGGTCCTCGGCCTCCAGGAAAAATTGCTCACCGAGCCACTCCCGGGGGACGGTCAGGTATGTGCTGTGATTGCAGAGGGTGTCCTCTCTCTCCTCCAGAACGTCCTGGTTCACCCAGCTCTGGAGCTGTTTCGGTGGGTTCCAGGTGTAGAAGACTACGAACTTTTGCCCGCCGCGCATAAGAGACTGATTGATTTTTCTCTCGTCTTCATCCCCGTCGAACTCCGCTCTTTCCTCGTACCAGACGTACTTGAAATACCCCTTGCGGAGCTTCACCGATTTCGTTTTGTTGGGGTCATCACATCCCCGGAAGATAATCCTCTGCCCGGTCGGGGTGTATGTAATGCGCAGAGGTGAGAGCGATGCGTGCCAAAGGTGGCTCACTCCCAATGCATCGATGGCCCATAATAGCTGCTCGTATACAGATTCCTGGAGGGTTGCTCCAACTTTGCGGAAGACTGCGGCATTTGCCTGCGGGTCTCTCATCATGCCGGTGATGATCTCGATGCTGACGAAAGAGCTCTTTGTACTGCCTCGGCCTCCGTACAGTTTATAGTGGGTGTGTCTGCCGTCCTTGATGTCCTGGTGGATGCTCCAGAAATTTGGAGCTATCAGACTGCTGAGCCTGATGGGCCCTTTAGCCATTGTCCTCACCAGCCTCTATGTCTGTGTCTGTGTCGCTTATATCGTCTATAATCTGAACAGCAGCGACGCCGGACATCTCCACGTCCCGCTTGTCTCTCCAGTCACCCGGCTTCCGGTTCTTCAGCCAGAAAATCTGAGCCGTGACGTCCGGGGGCACCTCTTTGTCCACCGTCTTGACTGACTGCTGTCCCTTGCTGTCTATGATCACCGTGGTCTCGGTGTACTTGTATCCCATAGCCCGTTTGTAGAGAGCGTTCTCCACCTCGCGGTCGACCACGTCCTTGCCACGCTTTAAGGCGTCGTCCAGCTCCTTATGCTTGGCCTTCCATGCGTACAAGGTGCTATCATTGATGCCCATATTGTGAGCTATCTGATCTATTGTGAGCCCGTCCCTGGCCCAGCCTTCTATCAGCAGCAGGCCGTCATGGTCCAGCCAGTCCTGCGCCTTACGTCTCATGCCTGCCACCTCCTTAATCAACTATCTATTAATTCGGTATGTCACAAATATTTATTTTTTATGCAAAATCATGTATATCGTGCATATTATTTTCCAGATCTGGAAATCTCTATGCATACTCACTCTCTGTGCTGTCTGTACCTTCCTCGTCTTCCGGCGGCTCCTGGCCACCTATCACATATTGGATATCAGCTCCGCAATGCGTACACGTCAACATATGGACGATACCGCCCGGCCAAAGCCCAATGTCTTCTGTATCAAAATCGCTCTGCCAGATCACCGACCTACATCCACAATGAAAGCATTCGTACATGTCTTCTTCTCCTTACTCATGTCCTGGCCTCCAATCCATATGTATAGTGGTACTCTTTTTGTCCACTGAGAAATGCATTGTGCATGTCCACTATGTATGAATTAAAGGACTTAGTATAACCGGCATCGTAGTCTGCCCCTGAAATACGTCCTGATTCGTACAAGCCCGTAAGCGACTTGCACCGCTGTTCATGCTTGTCGGCCGCGTCTGAGTCGACAGACCCTATATACGACATAAGCCCCTTGCCATCAAAGCCAGCTCCCTTGGTCATGCTGTACGTGCCTTCTGCGCTGCTTGCTCGCATAGTGCTCACGCTGCTGGTTATAAACAGATCGATATCATCTTCCGAAAAGCTTCCGCCAAGAATACCCTCTTTGCCTTTTCCGCACGGATGATTGTGTGTTAAAACGCTGCCCTCTGTGTTTAACATGTGCTCGGGTATATTACATGAGTCACGTCCGCCGCGGCACTCAGTGCCGATTGGATTACCGCTCACATCGTACACGGCAGCAAACTCGACCTTGGCGGAAAGACGCCTCTTTTCCTGCGCTTCAACAGCCGCTCTTTGCCCGGCAGAAAGCGGCGTGCTGTCTGCACCATATCTTAATGGATTATCTGACAAGTCGGCCGTAGTGCCGCTCTGGACAGTAACACTTGTACGTACAAAGCCACCACCACCGCCGCTACCTGGCCTGCTTCCCCTTGCCATTGTCTGCTTCCCCCATAGTCGCAGGGGCAGGATTCGAACCTGCGTCCTCCGGGGTATGGGCCCGGCCTGCGTCCTCTGCATTACCCTGCAATAATGGAAACGTCCGGTGCCGGCGGGCGTCCCCTATATATCAAAAAATCACCGTGATTCTCGCCCAGAAAATCACCGTGATTCTTTGCACTTTAATCCAAACTCATGTAAAATTTTTCACATTCCATATATATATTAGGGAATTGATTTTCATACCGTCGCTGGCTTCCCAGAAATCCACGGTGTCACATAGTCGATTCCGTCCCTGCAGCTCTGTACAAAATGTCTCATGAAGTCGCCCAATGTGAGGCCTTCCCGCCACGGATATTTCCACTCACCTCCGTCGCAATAGCTGTAAATGGTCTGCGACGCTGCGTCTATGTCCTCGCTCGCATCGTAGACGTAGTGCCTAACCTCCAGGCCCCAGCCGTATCCGCCCAGCAGTCTTTCGCCTCTGGCCATGCGTGCTATTGTCTCTCTCTGGCCCCGCGTCATCTGGACGTCGCGGCACTTGAACTCGCTCACAACAAGCCCCCCTTTGCGGTTCCGGCCCTCTTGCTCTGTGAGCTGGAAGACTGCATCAAGGTCCGTCGGGTGCAACGGCCCAACTTTGCCGAGGCCAGCTTCCTGCAGCTTGTAATCATATGTCAATCCCGGCCCCGTCAGGTCCAGCGTCTGCGTGGCGTTGTCCCGGCTCTTGTACCATCTCTGCGCCTGATTCATCTTTTTCCGCTCATATACAACAAAAAAAGACGCGTTGCCGGCGTCTTCAATTTAGATCTTCTGCATAACATATCTGGGAACATAACGAAGGCGGCCATCCACCACGATGACCGCCCCCGCCAAAAAGAAAAGAAGGAAGGAAAAGAAGGAAGAGTGAAGGAGAAAATGCCTGCTTTGCATTTCTTTACAAGATATACTATAGCACAAAACCAACTGCCGGGGAATACCCTAAATGAAAAATTATGCAAAATTTTATCATATCACAATCTTTTCTTTCCTGTCAATCACTTCCTTTATCTTCCTTTAATCTTCCTCTGGAGGAAGCTCATCCGGGTCCATGGGCTCGCATGATACCTGGTAGTCATCGTCGTCAATAAAGATTTCGTCATCCTCGGGATAGTCGTCACACACCTCGTCCTGGTCTTCCGGCGGAAGATCTTCTTCACACGCCTGATACCTGACGTCATCCGGTGTGACGTCCTGGCACATTGCGTCCATCTGCTCATCTGTGTACTGTTCAACTTCTGCTAAAAATTCCATCCGCCTGATCAGCCAATCTATCGCATCGAATGCACCCTGATTACTGTCCAGCATATGCGCAACAGCCTCCACCGTACTCACCAGACGCGGGTCCACGGCCTGCCCGGTCATGTGCTCAGCCATCAGCGACAAAATTGAAATGGCTCCCTGCGTGTCCCTGAAAATACGTTCATATGCTTCCCTTGCTTCCATGTCTGCCCTCCTTCTGTGTCAAAAAAAACAGTGTGGTATCGCTATGATACCACACTATGTCAAAAATTTCACCCCTGCGCCTTCTTCCTGGGCGCCTTTTTCGGCTTCGGCACAAAACCGAGACATGGCGGCGCATATGCGTCTCTCTGCTCGTACTTGTCCCAGCATATGCCCAAATTGGCACATCCCATAGTCATCCTGTACTCCCATCTGTAGCACTGCCAGCATACGCATGTGTACTGACAAGAGGGGAGCTGCGACGGCTTCTTGAAGCGTGGGACTTTCACTTTCTCGCTCATCCTGCCACCCTCTCTCTGGCCACCGCCTGACGCATTCTCTTGATGAGGTAATCCCCGTCCATGTCCGTCAGCATGTCGTACCACTGACTATGGAAAAATCTCTCCAGGCTCAGAGCATCCTGCATCGAGCATTTGTCTTCCCGGCATCTTTTCACCGCCCGTAAAGCCAAGACATAATCCTCAGCAGCCCGGACGACAATCGCGCTTGCCAGCCTCTTCCACGCCTCGCGGTCATTTGTATACTGTACTCTCTCAGTCTTCATCCTTATCCTCCCATCTGTCCCAGGTCTGGGAGGGGCCAAGGCCCCTCCTGCCTGTATATAGTCACGCCAGGCCTCGCTCCCACCTGGTCCTGCTGTCAGCGATCTTGCCCAACGCCTTCCCGTGTGCCTTGTACACTCGGTCCTCGCTGATCTTGAGTTTCTGAGCGATCTTCGACCACTCGCGCATCTTGTAGCCGTCGCGTCTGTCAATCTTGCCGCTCGTCACTACCACCCTCTCCGGCCTGAGATACCGCTCGATGATCACCCTCATCTCTATCTGGGTGAGGTCTGCCCAGCCCAGCTCGTCGCAGATGCCGTCCGCAATCGCCTCTGCGCGAGCATCCAGCGTCGCAGCTCTCTGAGCCAGCTCATACACTCTAACCACATGATCAGAAAGGTCTGTCTTCGCCCCGTGTGCCCTGGGCATCCCGTCGCCCAGTTTGGCTCCGATGCTTGTCGCCCGCTCGCGCGCCTCCTTCAGCGCTTCCTCTGCTCTGAAGATCTTCCTCAGCGTATCCGTGTAGCTCTCCAGCCAGCTTTTCACTTCTCCTACTGTCATAGTCTTCTCCTCCTTAAATGCTTTCCACCAGTGTCTTGTATCGTCTTGCGATGTCCCGGCCGTTATACATCTCGGCCTGACGATCGCTTATGTCCTGTCGTCTCTGACGTCTCTGCTCCTGCCTCTGCTGTCTGTCCGTTGTCCCGGTCTGTCTGCCGCGGCTGACGGTGATACCTTTGGCCTGCTCGTACCAGATGAGGCACTGCTCATCCTCGCTCAGGTCATCCATCCATCCGTAAATCTGGTCAGGTGTGCTGTAATCCTCATATATACGACCGGTGAGACGGTCATACCGCATGATGATGCCCGCGGTCTCCGTCCTGCAGAACGGCAGGCGGTTCTTGGTCACTCTCAGCATACGGTCATCCCGGGTGATGTATTGAGACTCCGGTTCGGCATCCGGCTTTCGCTTCCCCTTTGCATCGAGAGCATCCGGCCCATACTGAGAATATTTTTCGACTTCCTGGTCGGTTGGCATGGAGTAAAAAATCACGATGCTGGCCAGGTTCTTCACCGCGCTGTTGCCGCTGATCTGGTCATTGAGATTGGTCGGGGTGACCAACCCCTCTTTCCTGGTATGCGTCACCAGCAGCACCCAGCAGTCATGCTTTTTAGCAAAATCAGCCAACTCCGTCGCCACGATGCCCTGGGCCGCATACTCGTCCCGCGTCGTGCCATCCTGGATGAGAGCTGAGACCAATGTCATCAGATTGTCGATGATGAAGACGTCCATCCCAGCCGCCGCAGCCTCGCTCATGCTCTGCATGATCGACTTCCATGTCGGCCTTCCGCTGTAGCTCTGTACCCTATCGCCAATCCATCGGTCGATGAGTTTCACCGTGCTCGGTGTCATGCTGGCGAAGTCTGCGCCGCTCTGTGTCTTCGTCACAACGATGCCGTCACGGCCGGCAATCTGCCGGTAAAGGACGAGCTTCTCAGCCTCGTCGCTCATTTCCCCGGAATACATCCAAATCCTGTGTCCCTGGTCGAGGGCCTCGGCCATAAGCTGGGACCGCAACGTCGATTTTCCTGTACCCTCGCAGCTTGCGATGAGGGTGAGCCCGGGATAGATGCCGCCCATAGTTGCCTTGTCCAGCCCCTTAAAGCCCGTGCTGATACGCTTAATGCTTGCCACGTCTGCAATCTGGGCTCCACTCAGCAGTGTCGTCGTCATATTCCTTGTCTCTTCCATGTCTCTCCTCCTGTATGATCACTGACCTACTGCTGCTGTGGTGGTGTCGCAGTAAGTCATCTTGATATAGTCTGTGTACGGTAAGATGTCCAGGTTATACCTTTGTCTCTCCCAGCGGTCCCGATGGAAGACCCCGTCGTCCAGGATATGCATCCTCTCCAGCGTCTCCGCGAGCTGCCTTGCCCTGACCTGGCCGACCTTGGCCGGGTCCTTCATCTCCGGCACCCTGGTCGCTGTGTCCTGTCTCTCGGCCTTGTCCGCTGCCTCGATGGCCTGAGCGATCGCCGGCACCCCCGACTTGCTGGTCGGGTCCGTCTCCTTGCTCATGACCCAGGAGAAGCTGAACCATGGAGCACCCTTATAGAAGCTGTCTGTCGCCCAAAAATCGATGGCTTTCTCCAGATCTTTTTTCCCGTATGTCTCGATAGCCTGCTCCAGGAAGTCGACCCTGGCCTGGGTCATCTTGACGATCTTGGGAAGACCAGCTGCATGCCACTTGTCCACGATGTCCTGAACGTCCGCCGGGATGGTTTCTGCCAACTTCGAGCTCTCCGCCTGCTTGCGCTTCCGGGCCTCGGTTTTCTGCGTCTGCACCTCTTCCCTGGTCGGCTTCGGCAGCGGCTCTGGTGTCCTGTAGTATGATTCTCCCCTCTCTGTGAGGGTGTACCAGCTTGTCCGGTCAAATCCGACCTTGTTGAAGCACCCGCGGATGATCATGCCTTCCTTGAGAAGCTTTGCGATTTTGCGCTTGACGCAGTCTGGAGACATAGTCCCGTAGTACTCCGACATCCCCTTGTAGGTCTGGTACATCCAGTATCGTCCGTCGTGCTCATGGGTCCCCTCCGCAGCGTGCCGCATGCACCCGCGAGCGATGCCCTCCAGGATGACGGCCGCGCCATAGTCTCCGCCCAGGTCGATGACGACCTGCGTCTGGCACATCGTCGTCGATGGTCTCATAACTTTTCTCTCTGCCATGTCAGTCAGCCTCCTCGTGCTCGTCCGCGATCGCTTTTATCATCTCCAGCAGCAGCTCCGCTGGTAGGATGGCCAGCCAGGGCCGGCCATTTTTCCTATGTAAGATAACCGGTATCTCCTCCGGCTTCTTATCCCGCTCAGCCTGTGCCATCCACTCGTACAGCCTGGTCTGCTCGGTCCTCTTGACCTCGATGTGATAGCCAGGTATCCCTACGACGTCGGAAGCCGTGCCGTCCGCGTCCTTACCGCAGTACTGCTGGGTCCTCCGAGCATCAGCGAAGCCCGCTTTCCTGAGCAACTCGGCCGCTTCCCGCTCGCCCCGTTTCCCTTTTTCACGACTCATCCTGCCGCTCATGTCTGCCTCCTCACTCCAGTCTGCTCTTGGTGACCAGAGCATCAATCTGTTCGTCATCCAGGTGTCTCACCATCCTGTACAGCCCGATGCCGTACTCCTCGTCGCCGCCATCCATGGAAAAGACCTCTGACGCATGCTTTTCGGCCTCTGCACTGGTCTCCGCCCGGAATGTCAACCTTCTCTCCCGGCCATCCTTGACCCATAAGGCTATAAATCTGTATGTACTCATAATCCTCATCCTCCTTGCCCCCTCTGTTCTGACACATAATCTTCAAAAATTCCGCAGCCTGTGACCACCTGCTCAAAGGGGGAACAAAAAAAGACAGGTGGCCACAGAGACGATTTGTGCTTGGCGGGGCTCGCACCCGCTTGCCTGCTCGATTCGTTCTGTGACCACCTGTCGGTGGTGATGACGCCGTTACCGGACGTCCGTCCTGGAGGACCAGGATTTTGTTTTTCTAAAAAGTGTGCCCGTATGTGGGCTTTTGTTCTTATCTGATACTAAGAGTATAACATGGGTCCATATTGCCTGTCAACATATTTTTTATAACTTTTTAAAAAAACACTTGTTCCATCTTACTGGTGTAAATTACTATTGTATATTTCCAAACATATGTTATAATTTAGGTATCGAATGACAAGGAGGTGTTTGCATGTCACATACTGATGACTATATTAGAAACTTATGTTCCGAGCTGCAGCAGCGAGGCATGACACAGGCTGACCTGGCCGAGCAGTCTGGGATGTCCCGTCAGATAGTGTCCCAGTACATCACCGGCAAGACCATCCCCAGGGTGGATAGTCTGGGGGTTCTGGCGGCCGGCTTACACATCCCGCCGGCGGTGCTGATCATGTCCCCGGAGGACCGAGCCGTCTGGGACCTTGGTGTCATCGTCGATGCTGCTCATCTGCAAGATGACCTGATGACCATCTACGATGTAAAACGCCGGGACCCCGAGCTATATGCCCTCATCATGACGCTCTTCCGCAAGCTGGCCGGGAAGACACCCAGGCCTACCAACCCTACACCCTGACACAACCACGACCCCCAGCTCTGCGGCCTACGGCCGCGGCACCTATATGAGACGGGCCGGAGCTGAAAGAGCTGATACTGATGCTTGCCATATCCCCCATGTATATGAGCCCAGCACTCATATATGTGGGGGATATACTTATGCTCACCAGCCGAGGGGGATATACCTATAGATATCTCACCACCTACCCCTACACCCCACTACCTACATATACCCCCTCCCTATCGAAGCCGTGCCGGACGAAGGACGGCACAAAGCTGGGAACGCTACTAAGATAAGGTTTGATACATACATATGTACTACCACCAGCCAACTCCAAGCCCTACCAAGAGACCAAGCTCCTTATACTATATATATAGCTATATATATAGGTATAGGTCTGGCGATACCGCCAAATGGAAGTGGCGATTTCGCCAAATGGGGAAGCGCCCGCTAACCCACGGCCATAAACGCTACAGCTGGTCGCCACACCCCCGCCTGCGTCCCTGTGCGCCACGTCCTGCCCCCTCACGTATACGAACCTACGATCGCAGAACCTGCGTTCAAAATTCAGATCTTCGACCGCACACGAACCTACGATCGCTGAAACCTACGTTCCAAAAATTTAGATCTTCGCATACGCCCGCACTTTTCTCGCATATAGAAATTTTCTCCCGCTCTGGACTTGGACCCCGTGCTATACTATCTGTGTGACTACCTCCGACCAGAAAGGAGGACCTACCACCACCATGTACTATAAGAAAGAAGGAGGGCTGTACAGATACATCAAGACATACACCGACACCAGAACGGGCAGGCGCCGAACCGTTTCTGTCTGCCTGGGTGACTGCCGCCGCGGCACCCAGGCCCGGGCCGAGAAAATGTTGGACGATATGATCAGACAGCAACAGGACCAGGATGAGGACATTATCACCTTGGAAAAACTCTGCTCTCTCTACACTGACTATCAGACTGCCGTTCTCAGGCCGCAGACAGCAAAAGCGAACGCTGGCCATCTCCGCGCCGTCTGCCGCATCCTGGGCGGGGGCACCCCGGTCAACGACCTGACTGCCGGCTATGCGACCAGAAAAATCCTGGCCGCTGACCCGACGCCCTCGCTCAGGAACGGCCATCTTGCCCGCCTGCGCGCTCTTATCCGCTGGGGCTTCCGGCAGGGCTACGTCTCAGATATGACCTGGCTCTCCGGCCTTGACCGATACAAGGATGACGCCGGCCGCGAGAGGCTCCGGGAAAAATTTCTTGAGAGGGAAGAAGTTGATCTTCTGCTGGAGGAGATGAGGCCGTGTAAAAAATGGTTTCTGCTGACACAACTTTTGCTTTTGACGGGTATGAGAATCGGGGAAGCCATTGCTCTGACCCGTAAGGACGTCGATATGACCAGCCGCCGTATCCACATCACCAAGACGTATGTGCTCACCCTCTCCCAGGTATCGGACACACCGAAAACCGACACCAGCAGGCGGGATATCTACATTCAGGACGAACTCGCTCCGGTCCTGGTTGAGATCATGGACTACTTCAGAACCGTCCGCCGCTCCCGGGGCATCTATGGCTGTCCTCTTCTGCTCCACGAGGAGGACGGCTCATATATCCGGCACAACTCTTACGAAAAATATCTCCGCGAGTTGACAGAAAGGACGCTTGGCCGACGCCTTACCCCGCACGCGCTCCGGCACACTCACACGTCGCTGCTGGCCGCAGCGGGCGTTCCCTTGGACACCATATCCCGACGCCTGGGGCACCGTGACAGCAAGATTACCAGGTCCGTCTATCTGCATGTCACGTCTGAACTCCAGCGCTCTGATGATCTCGCTGTCAGGGAGGTTGCACTTATCAACAGGAATTGCAAAATTGGGGAAAAATCAAAAACCTAAATTTCTATACGCGAGAACAATTCTTAAATCTAAAATTTTTATAAACTGCAAAATTAGATCTTTTCCGGGCAAAAATGGCATGAACAACTGTTCTATTTTCTCACTTTTGCAGAAAATCGGCAGAAAATCCAATTTTTTAAAACAGAAAAAGCCCCGGAAAACGCTGATTTTCCGGGACATTTCTCCATTTCTTTATAGAGCTGCTTTCGGGACTCGGACCCGAGACCTCCTCACTACCAATGAGGTGCGCTACCACCTGTGCCAAAGCAGAAAATTATAATTTTTCAGTTGTGTTGCGTTTTGAAAATGCTGATTTTGCAATGATTTATTTTTTAGGTATTGCAATTTTTCCTGATTTTGCACACTTTTAATGAACTTTGATTTTATCCGTTTTTGTGAACAGAATCGAAGGTAGTCACAACTTACTTTTTGCAGTCTGCAGAAAATCGGCAGAGAAAATTCCCGGAGTTATGTAAACCATAGCTCCGGGAATTTTTGATATAAAATCTTTAAGTATTTATCTCCAGCGGTTGCTCCGGCCATCTTTCCGGTTGTCCTCCCATGTCGCATCCTCCGGGACGAGCCATTTTCTTCCGTGCTTGATCGCTCCCGGGACCTGTCCAAGTCGACAGCGCTTCCTGCCAGCTTCCGGTCCACAGCTCTGTGTGTCTACCCACTTATCCAGGTCGATATAGTGGGTCCTCTGTGCATCCTCCTCCAGGGACATGACCACGTATCTCCAGTCTCCCTGATCGGTCCTTCTCCCATAGATGACCTTGTCCTGAGTATAGTCGTCTCTATACATGCTTATCATCCTCCATGTCTTGGAATGGAGGGGCCGGGGCCCCTCCGCCCATGTATGTCATCCGGCCTGCTTCCGCTCGTCGATGCGTCTCATGACATCCTGCGGCCGCTTGACGATGTAATTAATCCATCCCAGCGGCCACTCGCTCAGGACCTTATCTGTTCCGAAAAGCTGTGCCACATCCTTGAAGGCGAGGCCATTCTCAACCATGGCCCGCTCGGCCTGGGGCACCAAATCCTTCCTGGCCTCGCGCTCTTTGGCGGCCTTCTCCTCCGCCTCTGCCTGGGCGGCTTGCTTCTTTGCCGCGATGATCTCCGGGCTCTCATACTGGTCCGGGTCCTCGCCGGTCGACAGCTTATAGACACGCATTAAGCAATATTTGTCTGAATAGGTGGCCGATTTCCCGGGTGCTTTGTCCGCGCTGTCGAGGCCGTCGCCATAGGCTTCTGTCTCAATGTACTCCTCCGGATTGTCGACATTGACGAAACGGTACCGCGTCCTGATGCGAACGTACATTTGCTTCTTTTTGTTCCCCTCCCGGTCCACCGTCTCAAGAATCTGCTGGTCGATGATCTCCCGGCTCACTGGGTATGAGTAGATACCGTGCTCCGCTTCTGCCTGTTTGACCGCCGCCAGGACATCCACGTCGCTGACAGCTTTGTAGCTGCTCTTGCCGTATCCCACGCTGAGATTTTTGGCCACCATCCCGATGCTGCTCTGTGCCGCGAGCATCCTCTGAAAAAGATTTCTTTCCTTGTCTGCCATAATGGTTTTTCCTCCTGCTCTTTCCTGTCGCTGGAGGCTTTTATGTCCTAATCTATGTCGCTATCGCCGTCCGCTGTGATGATAATGATGTTGCCGGGTTTACCCGCCCGGCACGGGTGTTCACTCTTATGCTGCTGTGATCAGATTGACCAGGTTGCCTTCGCCGAAGTGTTTGAAGAATCCCCAGGCATCCACAAACATGCTCTCCACATGGAACCGACCACCGAACAGGACACACCAGAATGTGACCCTTTTCTCACCACTCCCGACGTCAATTGTCACATCGATGAGCATGTCGATTTTGCCCGTGTATGTGTCGACGTAGTACGAAAGCTCCTCTCCGTACTCATCTATTTTCGACATCTCCATCTTCCTAAGTGTAAGGTGATGACGGTAGATGATCTCCCTGATCTCCTTGTCGAGATCTTTTGCCATCGCTGGCCACAAAGCCTTCCTAAGTATCTCGGTTTTCTCCCTCTCCTGCTCCAGTTGCTGTCTCAGTGTCTGTCTTGCCATGATTTTTTCCTCCTATATATGTATGTGATATATTGTGGAGGTGTGCTCGTCTGCTGTGTCCCTGTCCTCCTTGTCTCCCTTGTCCTTCTGCCCACCCGGGGCGCCTTGCTGATGCCCCAGGCCCGGGCTGTTGCTTACTCCTCGTAGTCTGCTGTGTAGGTGTAGCAGGTATCCTCCTGCCACTGGTCTTCATCTCCACCCCAGTACAGCATCACTGATACGTAGGTCCGCTCTACGTCCTCATCCTCAAGCAGCGCCTTGGCACACGCCGTCGCCTCGTCGTAGCTCTCGTAGCACCTGTCATCCCAGACCCAGTCACATGTCAGGTCCTCGCGGTCAGTGTAGGCCAGGTATCGCACGAGGCCAGCAAATCCTCTGTCTTCCGGGCGCATGTGCTCTTCATCCTCACGGTGGAAGTTCCACACTCCATACACCCGCTCCATGAAGTCTTTCGCTTCCTCCCAGCAGGAGGCCGAGCACGTGTACGCTCCCCTGATCGTTCCAGCATACCCCCAGTCGATGCTGCTGTATCTATGGACCACCTCATCCTCCGGGTAATCCTGCACCAGCGGATAGCTCGTGCATCCGTCCGCCATATCGCAGAGGAACGAGTTTCTGTCGTCCTCATCCATGGCGTTCAGATTGTCCTCACTGAACTCCTCATGGTACTCGAAGGATGCATCCTTCCGTCTCACGAAGTGGACTGCCTCCCAATCTCTCAGGACCACCCATTCGCCGCCGTCTATGCGGTACATGATCTCGTCGTCCTCTGCGTAGCAGTCTTCGTTGTCTTCGTACCACTCCCGGAAACCGTCCACGAACTCGTCAAAGGTAATGTCGACGTCGGCCGTCTTCAGGTCGAAGCTGCCGTCCTCATCCATCTTCATCCCGAACTCCACGATGTAGGGGAAGCCATCCGCATCCCATGTGAATCCAATCTCACCCGTCCGGGGGTTGTGCTTCATGCCGACGACTTCCATCACTCTGTCCTCAAATCTGATCACGACGCCTTCCATGTCTCTCTCCTCCTCATTCATGTTCTCAGTGTCCTTGATGTCCTCAGTGTTGACCATCTCATGTCTCATTGTTGCTTCCTTCATATCCTTATCCTCCTGTGGATTTCTTTAAGAGCCTCATCCTGTTGTGTCCTCAGGTTTTTGTGTTCCTCTCTCTATCTAAGAAGATTATAGCACCGCGTCATAGTAACGTCAATCTGTTTTTCACAACTTTGTTAAAAATAGCACTATGTACAATTATCTAATGTTATTCTTGGTGGTTTTATGCACTCTGCACAATTTTCGGCAATTCGGGACACCTGCCGACAATAATGAAAAAGCGTTTCTTCCTATATAATAGGATTCTCGCCGCAGCCGGCCTTTCCGGGTCCGAGTCTGCTTCAGATCTAAAATTCGCATATTCGGATTGGCGCATGTGTTGAGAACGCGCGTTCAGTTTTATACGAATATCCGGATTGGTGGTTTTGGGCCGCTTCTCATGGACGGGCGCATGTAATAATTCGCATATTCGGATTATGAGCGATCAGCTGATTTTGATGCAGACACCTGGCGGGGCTGTCTGGCGCGCTGTACGGGCCGTAGAGGGCCTTCGGCGTAGCGCTGGCACATCTGTCCACCCGCGGGCGTTCAGGGGCTTCCTGGGGCTCTCAGGAGCTCTCAGAGGGTTCTGGCGCGTCTGCGTCCTGTCTGGCAGCGGGCTGTCATGCGGTGCATATGCTCCTGTGAGGCTCTCAGCGGGCCCAGGAGCGATTTTGTGGGCGCGGGCGTGTATTTCCCTGCCTACGGGCGTTCTGTGGCTTCCTGTGGCGCTCAGCGCGTCACAGGCGGTCGCGCGCGTTTTATACTCACGAGCTGGTGGGCTGCGAGGGCTTATATATCCCGCCTGAGGCTCTGAGAGGGCCCAGGAGCTTCAAAGGCTCAGACGTATATACTTCCACCAGATGCTGAGCTCCTGGACGGCCTGAGGCTTCCATGGGCTTCAGAGAGATCATAGCTGACCACACCCACATCTTGACCTCACCACCAGCCGAGCTTCTTTTGCACACTATAGAGAGGGGGAGGGATATAGGTGATGGGTTGATACCTGGGGGAGATCATCAGCCCCGGCCTCCAGGCCCACTACCTACATATCTCCCTCTCACCAATCGAAGCCGTGCCGGACGAAGGACGGCACAGAGCTACAAATCTCCACCAGCACAAGATTTTGTGCCTAGATTGAAGTGACCCCACAAGATAGATTATTTATATAGATAGATATATATAGGTATAGGTTGGACGATTTCGTCCAATGGAATGGACGATTTCGTCCAATGGAGAGATACTATATAGTACATATTGATAGGTATAGGTTCCGCGAAATCGCGGAATGGAAGCCGCGACTCTGCGGAAGCTAATAGATATTATATAGTATACATATAGGTATAGGTGAGGCGATTTCGCCACTTCCATCTGGCGAAATCGCCAAATGGGCATGCGCACTTACGTTCGCTATCGTCTACATACATGTAGTATTATGTTGATAATGCCACACGATATGTTGTGTCCGGGCATAAAAAAAGACGGCGAGGACATTACATCCCCGCCGTCGTTCTTATATCTCCATGATCAGACTGTCAATCCCGACCTGCGCAAGCTCCTGGCGCTTCCGCTCGGCATTCTCCTTGACCTCATACACACCCACTTGGACCACGTATCTGTCACCCTCTCCGACATCTCGGATTATTGACTTGATACCAGCATCAAAGAGCTTCTGCTGCATCCTCTCAGCATACGGCCGGTAAGCAAATGCACCGACCTGCACCCGGTACTGCACCCCTGGTTTCTGCCCATCATCCGACTTCTCGGATTCCGAATTATCGGATTTTTCCTCAAGGAGTGGCAGGCGGACACCAAAAATCACCTCTCCCAGCTCCTCCATGAAGGGCTGAGATTTGTACTCCTTGTAAGGTCCTGTGAGCCGGATACGGTAGACACTGCCGCTGTCGTATCTCTCCCACAGACCGCCCCCGGCCTGGTGCCCAAGGATATAGGTGTGGTGTGCCTGGAAGATGATGTCTCCGGGCTGGACGTCCTCCGGGCTCACCTTCTTCCCGCCCTTCTGGGTGAGGAGCCAGTTGCTCAGGTCATGGACCGACCGGTTACCGACGTCGTGCAGGCCACATCTATAGAGGACCTGGCCGACGTACCTGTCACAGGACGTCAGCTTACACTTGGGATAGACCGCGGGCGCCGCAGGAGCATCCCCGTAGATGAAGTTTTTCTGCAGGTTCTCCTCAGCCACAGCCTTCGCCGCAGCGAGGAGGCCGTCAACCGTCACCGTGAGCTTGTCACCGCTGATCAGCTTGTCCAGCGCCTCCCTGCTCTTGGGCCCGTATATGCCGTCCATGTCAAGTTCGGCAGATGCCTGCAGCATAAGGACAGACGCTGCCGTCCACTTACCGAAGACGCCGTCGCAGAATTTTTCCTTGCCGCCGTCGTAGTAGTAGGAGCAGCCGCAGAAGCCGGCCGTCCAGAGCCTCTCCTGCATGGTCCTGACATCTTCCCCGCTGTCGCCCTTTCTGAGCAGACGTTCGCCGGTTGTACCGGTACTCGTATCCTGGACCACCTTCCCGCCGACGTTCTTCATGCACTCCGCCACTCTCGCCCGGAATTTCTCCCAGGTCCAGTTGCTTCCCTGTCCCTCGCAGCCTCCGCGGCTTGCGGGCATGAGCGGCACCGGGCAGCACTTGGTCGTGACATCCCCATGTCGCAGCAGATTGTTCATGGGGATATTGTACACCAGCATGATAGCCGCCGCCAGCTCCGCCGCCGTCTCCTGGGCCTCTTCCCTGAACTGCCACCGTCCGCGGGCGTCCTTAAAGGTCCCGATTTCGATGCCGATGCAGTTGTCATTCCTGGCCTCCGGGTGGATGTATCGGTAGCCATTCTTCGAGCTCGCTCCGACGTGCCAGATTTTGTCTGTCACCTCTGCGGCCTGGTAGGCCTTGATGCCGTTGATCGGCACATAGAAATGTCCACCATACCCATGATCATACAGATACGGGTTATCTGCCCCATCTACACCCAGATAGTGTATGACAAGGAACTTATGACTGTTCGCATTGTGATACGGAACTTCCGACCTGTTCGCGGCTATCAGGTCGACCAGGACCTTTCCATAGCTGGACATGATAGACCGTACCGTCATGACAACCGCGGCCTTAGCATCATACTGGGTAAGGTCGTGCTTTTTGACGATCTTCATGACACTAACGGCATAGCTCGGGTCTGTGCAATATCCACGTCCGGATACTGTCTTGATAAGTGTCTCCGGGTCCTGGATGGAAAGCACATCCCGATACTTATACGAGCCGCCGACGCTGTAGCGTGCGTCCCTCATGAACTGGCAGTAGTCGAAGAGACAGTCCTGAAAAGATTCGTATGCCCGGAAGATGTCCGGCTTGTGGATAACTTTGCCGTTCACCCACTCAGGCGTTACCTTCTCAATGGTGTCCCCCTTCCAGTATTCACTCGTCCAGGTTTTGTTGAGCAGCTCTTTCTTCATACCCAGGACATTGTGGGCCTGGGTCAGGACGTCGCAAGATTTGTCCATCCCGTAGCCGTTTTCCAGACATGTCTGGGCGATCAGGACGCTGGCCAGGTAGCCGAACTTCTTCTGCGCCATCTGGGCGAGCGGGGCCATCGTGTCTATCCACTGCTTTTCTGTCATGTCACTCACCATCCTCGATATCTTCAGCACCCGGGCCGTCAAGATATATGGTCCCATCCTGAGAGTCGGCCAGGCCTTCGCCCAGGACATAGGCCACGACGGACGCGCCGGCCATAATCAGCGCCGCGACACCCTCCGCAGACGACTTTTCCGCGCCCGCGTAGATCATCAGCATGGACACGAACGCGGCCACACTCATCCAGAATTTTCTCGACGTCAGTTTCCTGATAATGTCTTCACGTTTCATGGGTTGCTCCTTTCTCGCATATATGAGCGATAAAAAATAATATGAGCGATAAAAATGACAACAAATTTCATCAGTAACTCAAAAAGAGTTACTGACAAAAATAGTTTCAAATTTCTATATGACAGAAAAATTCAAAAATTACGTGCACAACAAGAAAAAGGCCCTCTTCGGGCCTTTTCTCTTAATGCATATTTATGCATAAAAAGTGTATATTTATGCATATTTTGTAAAGATCTCGAATTTGGGCATGCAGTTTTTGAATATTTCTGTATGTCGGTTTGTTCTTGATTTTTACTTTTTGTCTATGATTGGGAGTTTCTCGACTTCCTTCACCAGCCTCTCCCCGGTCCCGTTGCCGCCGGCCTTCAGGTACGGGTCGCTGATGTAATGGAGATTGTCGTACTCATCAGATGTGATGCTGCCCCTTGTGATGTACTCAGAGCAGAGACTATAAAGCCTGTCGTGTGCCAGTCCCAGGAGGAGCTGCCTCTCAGACTTGTCCCCGGCCTGCTTGGTCTGGTGCCTCTGGATGAGCATGTTGATGACCGACCAGAAGCCGGTGCTGGCGAAGACGGCACATGCCAGAGTTGTTATAAGTTCGGGTGTCATTGTGCTGTGCCTCCTCACATGGTGACGGTGAAGTCGCCGAATTCATTGACGTCGCCATCGGTCAGGCCGATGATCGAGTCGTAGGGATTGTCCGTCGGGCCAATATGATTGTACCCTCCCCACTTCCGGACATGGACCTCACCAGAGGACCTGTCCAGGGTCACTGCTGCGAAGGTCAGACCGGCCGTGATGCCGATGTATCTGTGCCCGTACTCGGGAGCAGACGCGCCGCCTACTCCTGCGCTGGAGTTGTCAGCGTGCATATGTCCGCAGAGAAAACCGAGGAAAGTCCCGGCCCTGCCGTCGAAGTCGAAAGCAACGTCGATGGTCCAGTCGCTGACATCCACGGTCTCGGATGCCGTGCCGCTCGTGCCGTTGATGTAGCCGTCCAGGATTGCGAAGAAGGCCCTGGCACCCCTGACGTATCCTCCCATGCCAAACCAGGTCCCGTGCCCGGAGCCATCCCGGTTGTGGCTGTACTCGATGGGGATGTGGGATATGATGTATACTCCCCAGTCTGCCGGGTCGGTTTTGTCCGAGAGCTTCAGGACGTCGGCCAGCCATGCAAGCTGCCGTTCCTGGAAGCCGTAGACGGTGCTGTTGTACTTGTATGTGTCAGAGTCAGTCATGGTCGACGGGTTATCGTTCGTATTGAGCATGATCACACGGATTTTGCTCACCGGGTCGTCCAGATAGCAGTAGCCCCCGTTCGGATTTTCCTGGTCATATACCAGGGAGGGCTGCATCGACCGCTGTGGACAGGCGACGCACACACCCCACTGCTCAGGACCGATGAGCCCGGTTCTCGCGAGATTGAAGGTCTGCACTCCACCGTTCTTGGGACCGTAGCTGCTGTCGTCATGATTGCCCTTAAGAACGGCCAGCGGGGTCCCAGTGATGTTGTTTCTGAGAGCAGCGGTGAACCTGTTCAAGGTCTGGAGAGGGATGGTCTTATCACTATATCCCAGGGTGAGGATGTCCCCACCATGGACAGCGAGCCCGATGCCACACTGCCTTGTTACCGCTCCGAATTTCTCCACCAGGTCGATGGCATTGTCCCAGTCGGGGTGCTTGGTGCTGTCGATGTGTGTGTCAGTCATGAGGAGGATGGTCAGGGTCCGGTCGGTCTGGTCCTCCTGCACCCTCTTCGAGAAGTCATAGATGGTGTCGTCGGTCCGGCTGCGCATGGCAGCGGTCCGGCTGTTCCTCACCGTCTCTGCCCGGTTGATGGCATGGAAGAGAATACCGTCCACGAGCATACCGTTGCAGCACTGGGCCAGATTGATGTAAGTCCCGGCGGCTCGGTTTCTGATGTCCACCATCCTGAAGGTCCTGGTGGTGTAGTCGTAGAGGATGGCTTTGCGGGATTCGATTCTGAGATACTGCCTGCCGTCGTCCAGGGTCTCGACATTGTCCGGGAAAGCCGCAGTCAGGGTCGAGAAGGGGATGGCGAGGAAAGGATTTTCACTCTGCAAAGCACCGAAAGTGATGTAGATGCTGCCGTTGCTGGTCCTGGTCTCCTTGCATATGAAGACATTGTCGGCCATGCTGTACCTGACCACAGACACCTTGCTCTCGGTGTCCTCTGCCGCTTTAACGTCCTCTATATCGGAGTATCTTGCCAGGGTCTCTGTATCCCCGAAAAGATTGACATCCACACCGCCGCCGCTGTGATCAGAAAAGCTGGCGTCGACGATGAAGTCCTCAGCGAACCACTCCTCGAAGGTGTAAGAGGACGGGGTCTCCGTATCGGAGAGGAAGACCATGACATCCTCCGGCTCCACGGTCACAGAGGCGTTAGTCCCGGATACGATAGCCACCCTGACATAGGATACACCGGCCGGTACTGTGTAGTAGTAGATGGTCCGCTGGATGCCGGCGCCGGGGATGGCTACCTTTTCGGAGTCATATGCACATATCGCTCTGCCCTGTGCTCTGATGGTGCCGGTCGACCACTGTTTACACCAGCAAAGGATTTGTCCTTCCTCTACTGGGATGTAGTCGGAGAGATAGTCTCCCTCCTGGTCCACGAGCTGGCCTGAGATAGTGATACGCTTATCCCGGGTCACCGTGTTCGGATTGATCAGGTTGGTCGAGGATTTGATCTGTCCGACCTTGGCCAGGCCGTACTCCAGGTTGTCGACCTGCTCCCGGACGGCTTCGTCTGCATCGTAGATGTCTGCTGTGGTCGTCCCATCCTTGTCAGTGATGGTGATACGAGCTCCGTCATCTATCCTTTCGACCGTCGCAACGGGCAAGTGATTTGGAAGATCTTCGATCGCAGCTTCCATATCTTCGAGCACTTCGTCGAAGACGTTGGTCAGATTACCGGCCGGCGTCCCGTCTGCGTGATTGGTGTACACGATTACCTGGACAGGATAGGAGACATAGACCGTGTCCCCGTTCGTGACCTGTACCTGGAGGATGCCTGGACCACTCTCAGAAAAGAGGCTGGTGGTCGGAGTGACCACGATTGCCGGATGGTCCCCGGTAAGGTCGAGCTCTGCTGTGTCATACTCGCAGGTTCCGTCAGACCGGAGAAGGTACACCCTCGCGGATGCGCCTTCGGGCGGGTCGTAGTCCATGAGCTCGAAGCGGAGCGGGATTGCGTTGGTGTGCTGGACGTACTCGATGACGGGTGTCGGGATGCGCCGGCTTGTATAGAGATATCTGATGATCATGGTATTATCCTCTCATCTTAATGTATGTGATACCGGGATAGATACAGTCAAGGGCTCCGTTGCTCGTCTGTACGGCCACCAAATAGATGGTCGTGCCGTTGGCAGTGACCTCATACGGCCAGGTGACCTGCATAAGAGACACGCCGCCGGTGATGGGCGGGGAGATAACGGAGCTATTGCGGGATGCCGCGCTGCCGCCGTCAGTCAAAGAAAAACGGAGCTCGCGAAAGCCGGCGTTGCTCGATGCGAATTTGCCGATGCCGTGGAGCAAGTAAACGCCTTTGTTGAGTGTCACAGATGCGACAGTCGTGGGCGTGTTGTGGGCGATGTTCTGTGTCGCTGTGAAGACCTTAACCACTGCCGGGGTCTGTGCCGTGATTGCCGTTTCCGCTGTCGTGAGCCTGGTATCCAGTCCCTTAAGGTATGTCAGGATTTTTGTCAGGACGGGTTTTATCGATATCATACGATCACCTCACTCTCCCAGCCGAGGGCTGTAATTGCCGCATAAAGGTCGCCGTCAGTCGTCCCGGCCGCCGCTGTCGTATCGATGTCCAGCAGCATGTTGCCATCGTCATAGAGTCTGAATGCATCGTTCCTTGCCTGCGATGACTGGCCGTTGCCCACGGCCAGGAGGACGCCGGAGTTGCCGGTCGCGTTGTGCTTACCGAGTGCTGTCATGCAGTTCTGATCGGCTGTCGCCAGGCCCGCCGCGAGCGCATAGTCACCGGAAGCTGTGCTGCTGCCGACCGCAGCGGAGCCGTCACCGCTGGCGACGGTCTCCTCACCAACCGCGACGGAGTTGTTGCCATTTGCATAGCATCCGTACCCTGCGGCCAGCGAGTTCATCCCGACCGCGTGCGAGTTCATGCCGAGAGCCGTGGAGTTCGGGCCGGACGCGACGTTCACCCGGCCGGACGCGAGCGAGTATGCGCCGATGGTCCCGCTTCTATCACCCAGGGTGATGTAGGGGGCCTGTGTCGTGCCGCCCGAGTCTGCCGCATCGCCGTAGCCGATATGAGCAATTTTCCTGTGCTGCGCCGTATCGCTGTATACCTGGAGCCCGTCAGCGGAGACAGTTGCCAGCTCCCGGAGGCCTCTGCGCATGGCGATACCGTTGCTCCTGGCTAAAAGGTTGCCGCCGCCGTTGTCTGGGTCTGCCAGAAATTCTTCCTGAGTCACCTCGGTGATGTGGGCGCCGGTATCGGTGCCTGTCTCTGTCACCCAGAAGTGCTGCGCGGTGGCAGCGGCAATGGTGCGCGCCCGTCTGGCGATAGCCCGAACGGTCTGTATCACCCTCACCACGGGTGAGCTCGACGCAGCGGCCTGCCGCACCTTTGCCTCCGCACCGCAGGAGATGGACATATATGCACCCATGGTGTACTGCATCTCTGTGATCACCGAGAGGACGTGCGTCCCCATCTGGGAGACAAGGTGGACGATGTCACACGGCTCCAGGATAGGCATGGTCAAGATGGCGGCCCGGAACGGCCGGAAGCGCATGCCGATGAGCGCCGCTGACAGATTGCCAAGGACAGCCTGCGCATTGTCTGCCGTCACAAAGAGATTGCCCGAAATGTCGATGACATAGCCGGCCGAGCCAGATGTCAAGGTCGTGTCCCCGTCCTCTCCTGAGTATGTGAGATTGACGCCAGTGATGGTGATGTCCTCAGCGTCCGCCGTAATGCTCGAAATGTTGTCCAAGCCCACGTCGTATATGCGAGAAAAGTCTGCATCGTCCCAGCCGTCAGCTTCGATGCTGTCCCAGGTGCCTGACAGAGCATCCGTGTCATACCAGGTAAAGGTGAGTACCCCACCTCTGGACATATAGCAGGATTTGCCGGCGAGCATAGCACACCACGCGACGGCCTGAAGCCCGGAAACATCCGTGCCTTCGATTGCCGGGATGGTGATGCTGGAGAGTGATGATGGGATACTGCCGCAGGTCACCCCCGCGGCCGTACAGATGGACCGCACCAGAACGTCCGCCCGCGATGGCAGGGTCACCCCCAGCTCTGTGAGAGTGTGCTGCAATTTATACCCCATGTCGTATGCCGTGATGCTGATGATATATCCGTACCGCGTAGCAGATACGATGGTGTAGGTGCCAACGCGGACACCATTGCTGCCGTCGGCGCAGCGGATGAAGAGGGAGAGTTCTGCATCCTCGAAAGCAATGCCGTCGTAGCTCCGCACCCTGGTATCCAGGGAGACGGAAAGTTTGCCCACGATGAGAGCACCGATGTCAAAAGACGTCCCGGAAGAGATAGCTCTCTCGAAAGCGAGCGAACCGGCCACGAGGCGGGTGCCGTCCAACTGGAGGACGGTCCCGCCTGTGGTCTCTATCCTGACCATGGCCGTATAGGTCCGGTTCTGAAGATCTTGAAGAAGTGATTCAGATACTGTAATCATTTCGTCACCTCTCGATTATTTTGAAGCTGACATTGCTGTACATCTGCTTCCCGTCCGTCCACATGTGGACAGGAGCAGACAGGTCACCGATGTAGAAGGTTTTCGTGACCCGGTCCGATGACGTAGCACAGAGAACCGGGTCACAGTATGTCACTGTGAAGAAGTCCTGCGATGTGAACTGGGCCAGGATGGCGTGAGCCTCCTCCTGGGAGCATGCCAGCCAGGAGAGGCCGATTGTGACCTTGTCTGCTATGGCCGTCATCTGCATGAGACCGGCCTGGGTCCTGCCGCTGTCTTCTGAGGAAATCCTGGCCCGGCCCCACTCCATGGAGGAGGGGTCCTTGACCACGTTCACATTATTGACTTTGAACATTGCCATATGCACCCCTCCTTACTGTACTGCACAGACGGTAGCATAGCGGCCGTCGTAGGTTTTCTGTCCACGAAGGACAGCCCTGTAAAGGGTCTCGCCGTCAAGTGTGATAATGATATCATTGGTCGGAGCCTGCCCGCCGCCGCTCAGAACGCCAGCAAGGGCCGCCCTGACAGCATTGAACACGCCAGCAGAAACCGAACTCACGATCTGATCGTTATTCACGACTGCGGTGTGTCCGCCCAGGGTGCCGACGAGCTCGGGGCCGGCCTCACGGGCCCAGAAGAGCTGGGAGCCGTTCGGAAGACCGCCGGAAGCATACCGGGCGATGTCGTGCCACTGTCCACCAGCATAGATGCCGCCGTTAGCCATTCCGGTCATGTTGTACTGCTTACCAGTGTTGTCGTAGAATCCAGATGCCTTAATTTTGACGCTGACCGTCTTGCCCTCAACACTGCTTGTATCAAGGGTAGTAGCCTTTGCTGTCGCGGTGATAGTGGCGTTCTTGTTGTAGATGCCGTCAAATGACTTTTTCAGGGTAGATAAGGTATTTGGCGTCGCGTTATTTGCCCGGCCGGTGACTGTGACATCCTTGTTCTTGACGGAGGCAAATGCATCCTTGATGTTCTGGAGCACGGTGCCGGTTTTGTTGACCGCCTGGCCGGTGACCGTGGATGTCTTTGTCTTGATGGTGCTCCAAGATTCCTTGAGCTTTTCCAGGGTGCTGCTGTTCTTGTTGACCGCCTTGCCCGTCAGCGTCCTCGTCTTGGTCTTAATCTTTGTCCAGTATCCATTCAGCTTTCCAAGCACGCCATTAGAGCCGTCCTCTGCTTTGGCAGTAATCTTGGGGCTCTTCTTTTTGATGCTGTCCCAGGCCGTTTTAATCTTGTTGAAGGTCTCGTCCTTTTTGCCCTTGATGGTCATGGTAATATCTGTGACCCAGCCCTTGGCTTTCTTGATACCTGCGTTGAGTTTGGGCACGATGGTCTCCTCTACCCAGGTCTTCATGTTTTTAAATTTCGCCGCTATGCCGTCAAGGATGCCCTGGCCGATGTCGCCAGCTGTCGCAATAAGGTCAGGCTGCTTGGCCGGGGAGCCAGTCTGGAAAGCGCCCTTAAGACCGTTCCAGAAGGGAGTAAAGATATTATCTGTGACCCACTTGAGCCCGTCGCCCAGGACTGCCGCGATGCCATTGCCGATGCCGCCCATGATAGCGTCACCGATGGGAACGCCAGCCCCTTCCAGCAAGTTCTTCTGCTCCGTGAACGCCTCGGCGAAAGTCTTTTTGATGTTCTCAATTTTCTCGCCCACGATGCCCTTGACTGCACCAATTGCCGCATTGATAAGTCCGCCTATCAGCGCGCCGCCCGCTTCTGCCAGGTCGGGCCACTCAATGCCGTTGATGAAGGCAGCGATATCCTTGCCCACCTGTTCGAAGTCTGTCGTCCGCAAGGCTGATGCGGCCGTGTTGATAGCCCCGGCCAGAAAGCCGCTGACCGTCTTGCCGGCCTTCTCGAAGTCTGTGTCCTTGAAAAAGCCATTGATAGCGGTGCCTATCTTTGTGCCTAAGCCCGGGAAATTGAAGGTGTTTGTAAAGCCGAAGGCCGCATTGATTTTTGTGTTAAGGAAGTTGGCGACGGTAGAGCCGACGAGCGTGAAGTCTGTGTCTTGGATGAAAGTATTGAGGGCCGTTGCGATGCCGGTGCCCAGCTTGGTGGCATTCGTCAGCTTTTCCTGCCAGTTGATGCCGCCCAAAGACTTGTTGACCGCCTGGGCGCAGAAGTTGCCAATGTTCTCA